TATTACAAAGTTTTAAAATCATATCTTCTTTATTTTTCGTTCCTTTTCTTGTTTTTGCTAAACTTTTTACATTTCCTAAATTGCTTACTTGATATAGCCCCTCATAATCCTTAATATCTTTCCATATCTCTATTTTGTTTATAGTTTCTTTAGCTATTACTTTGTTTTCCATATTCCCTCCTGTTTTCAATTTTCTTTTTCTGCATACTTGCAATTTTTATCGCCTGTAAAATTTGGATTTTCTAGTCTTTGACATCCTAAACAACTTTTACATGGTTCTGATAACGGTGGATATTTCACCTTTCTTCCTCCTCATCTCTATCTTTTACCTGAATTACTCGCAATTCGCTTTCATCTTCTTTTTGCAATCCTTTCATAAAGTCATATACTTCTTCTCCTGATATATTCTTTTTCTCTACTATTCTGTCTTTTGCTTTATAAAATAAATTGTATTTTTTCATCTTTCCTCATCTTCCTTTGCTTTTTTATATTTATCCCAATTAACTACATTAGCTCCTACTATTCTCCAATCTGTATCTAGTCCTTCTACATAAGTTACTTTACATTCTCTATCAAATGTTCCCCTTGCTATAGTTACATCTGTCCCTTGCTTTAATCTTTTGATTATTAAATAGCTTTCATATTTCCCTTTATTCGCTCTATTTAATAGCTCTATCACATCTGCTTTCTTTTTTATAACATATTTTTCTATCCCTTTTTCTCCTCTTAAATATACTTTAAAATAATTAGTCATTTCTAGCTCCTTTGTATTTTATTTTTCCTAGTATTATTAATTTTAATATTTCACATCTTTCTACTTCATTTAACTTTAATAATTGTTCTTGTGTTATCTCTTTCATATTACCACCTCACTTGTCCTACAAATTCACTTTTAGGCTTGTTGAATTTTAAATATACTTTTCCTATTTCTCCATTTCTTTGCTTTGCTATTTTTAAAACTATATCAACTATTTGTGTGTCTTGTTCTTTCTCTTGATATAAGAAAAATACATTATCAGCATCTTGTTCAATACTTCCACTTTCTCTTAAATCTGCTAGTGTTGGTTCTGTTTTATTTGCATTTCTATTTAATTGACAAAGTGCTATTATTGGTATATTAAGTTCTAATGTTAACAACTTCAATGTTCTTGATATATCTGCTACTTGTTGCTCTCTACTACTAAAATTACCTTGATTCTTTATTAATTGTATATAATCTATTACAACTAAATCTAATTCATTTTTATTTTTTAATTTTCTTATTGTCTTTTCTATTTGTTGTATATTAAATGCCTTTGTTATAATTCTTATTGATAAATCTGATAATTCTCCAATTCCTTCTACAATTTTATTCCAATCGTCATCTACTAAATTGCCACTTCGCATTTTATAAGAATTTACGCCAGTTTTTTTAGATATTAGTTTTTGTATTAACTGAACATCGCTCATTTCTAAACTTATTATTGCAACTTTTTTCTTTCTCTCTGCTATTTTTTGTGCTATTTGTAATGCAAAGGTTGTTTTACCTACACCGCGGTCTTGCACCTATTATTGTTAATTCCCCATTATGTAATCCAAGTATTTTGTCATCTAAATCACTTATTCCTGTATATAAAGAATAATCATTTCTATTTCTATAACTTTTTTCAATTTCTTCACTTGTTTTTACAATTTGATTAATAAAAGTTTCTTCTTTTTCATTTCTTTGTATAATTTTATTAGTTTTGTCTATTAATTCTGTATAAGTTTCTTCTGGTGTTTTTTCTGTAACTGTTATTATGTTTTCTTTTAACAAATTATATATTGCTCTTTTTTGTGATAATTGAATTAATTTATTATATATATTATCTGCTTCTGTTCCTGCTCCATAATCTCCAAGTTTTACTAAATATTCTAATATTTTACTATTATTTCTTTGTATCTTTTCCTGAATATTAATTAAATTTATATCTTGTTTTTCTTGTTTTAGCTTATTAATAGCTTTTATAATTATAACATTTTTACTATCAACAAAATCTTTCTCTGTTAAATCACATACATAATTATTAAATATTATATGAAATAACATAATCTTTTCAAGTTCTTCATCGTACATTCTTTTTCTCCTTTAATATTTGTATCATTTCTTCTTTTGACATTTGTCTGCGAACTAATCTAGCATATTGTTCTTCTGTAAAATCATCTGCTGTATAAGTTAATTCGTGTTCATAACTTTCTTTTCTTTGCATATATAATTGTTTCATTTCATCTGATATTTCTGAAATAGTCGGAGTATACTTATTTTTTGTAATTAAAATTTTTGATGCTTTTAAAAAGTCATCACTTGCTTCTTCATAATCAAAATCTATAATATCAAAAACTTCAATCCAATTGTCTAACATACTTTTCAATTTTTCTTCTGTATTAATTTTCTTATCAAATTCTGTATAAACATCACTAAATAATTCAAATGCTTTTAATATACTCTTCTTTTTAATCTTCATCTTCTATTTCCTCCTGAATTTTTTTTAATATATTCTGTTTTTTATTAGTTGTTCTTTCTTGTTCAACATCTAGTAAAGTCTTAAATCCTTTTTTACTCCAATCATTTAAAATACCTTGTATATATCTTCCTGTTCTTTTATTGTTAATACTTGCTATTTTAATAGCTTGTATTATTAAATCTTTATCCATATCTTTTAAATAATCAAAAAGTAATTCTGCTGTTGCTGGTGTTAATAAACCAATATTTTCTTCATAGCATTTTGTTATTTCTGCAACATCTATCTCTTTCTCTATTTCTATTTCTTTTTCTTTTTCTAATTCTATCTCTATCTTTGGTGGACAATTGTCCTCCTTTTGTCCGCCTAACAATCTTTGTTGTTGTTTCTTAAATGCTCCAATGCTTTTAGAACCTATTAAATTCTCTAATTGATTTATATAAATTTCTCCATTTTCTAGTATTTGTATTAATCCAATTTTTTTTAGTAATTCCATTGCAACAGTTACTGTATCAAAATCCATTTTAGTTAATTCTGCAAGTTTTTGATTATCATAAGGTATTAATATTTTACCAACCTTTCTAACTAAAACCCCGTTAGATTTTAAAGATTTCAAACATAATTTTAAATAAAAGTATGCGTAATCCCTTCCATTTGGTTTTTGTTCTTCTAACCATTCTATTGCATCATCTTCAAAAAAATCCTCTTTTAATTGCAACCAATAGAATTTTGTGTCTTTATCATATTTTGACATTTTTCTCTCTCCTCTTCATTATTGTATATACATTCTACTTTTACAAGATGTCCATTCAATAAACATATTTTTATAAAATCAGAACACTCATTAAAAGTATCAAATTTAAAATCGTATGCATCATCTTGATATTCATCACCTATTTGAACTTTAAAATACATTTCTACTCCCCTTTCCTCTAAATTTGACAAATTTTAATTTTTGTATTATACTATACAAAAAGGTATTTTTATGCCTCATGTTTACATAGTATCAATAATAGTTAGAATTTGTCATACCACTAACTATTATTTTTTTGCATTTCATCATACTCTTTAGCATATTTATCTAGCATTTCTCTAACTGCTGTTGATAGGTCTTTACCTTTGCACTTTAATACAAAAATAGCTTTATTTTTCTTTTCTGTATCAACCCTTTTAATGTTCATATCTGATAACATATTATCTCCCCCTTTCTATCTATACTTATATAATATATTTTATTATTTGTCAATAGATTTTTTTAAAATAAATATTACAATTTTGTTACAATTCGCAACTAATTATGTAAAACAAAAAAGAGGCTATTTAACCCCTTTTTCGTGGGCATACTTCTCTACTGCTCTACTTAAAGATACAGCCATTGGTACACCATCTCTTTCTTTTATTTTTTTTAATAAATTATATATATTTGCATCTATTTTAATTGATAATTGCATTGCTTTCTCCTTTCTTAAAATGGAAGTTCAAAATTCGGTTCTATTCCTGCTTCATCATAGTTTTCTGTAGGTTTCCATTTTTCTTGTTTTGGTTCATCTAATTTATTATATTCAGCTAAAATTATATCTGTAATTTGTTTTCTTGTTTCTGCATTTAAAGGAAAGCATATATCTTTATATTCTCCTTTATTGTTCTTTTTATTTGGCATTGATACAAATAATCCATTCTTACCATTCATAATCAATATATTTGTTATTATAAAACAATCATCTATTGTTATACTTGCAACTCCTTTTAAATTGTTATATTCTCTTTTAAATACTTTTGCTTTTATATTCATTTAATTTTCCTCCTCTAATATTTCTTGTAAATATGCTATTATAGGTTCATTATCACTTAAACATATTTCCTCTCCATTTGGTAATGTTGCAAATTCTCCACTTGTATTGTCATAAATATCTACTATTTGTTTTATTTTCTTTATTGTGTATCCTGCTTCTTTAAGGCAATAATCAAATTTACTATTGTCTTCTAATGTTATTTCTATTCCAAAATTATCTATATCAATATCTTTAATTTTTTTGCCTATAAATGAATTTTTAAAATTTTCATTCATTTATTTATCATCTCCTTTAATATAGGCTGCCACAAACGTTTATTGCTATGTACTAATCTATGATGTCTATTACATAAAATAATACAATTTGTTGGCTCATTAATTAAATCTTTTGCTTCGCTTCTATATCGAATATGATGAAGCTCAAGTCCACCATAACAAGTACAATCTAGCAACCTGCATTTATAATTATCTCTTTGCATAACTTTGTTATATGTTTCTTCTGTTACTGTTATTCTTTTATTACTTACTTTTTTTATAGGCTTATTCACACGAGGTTCAAATTTAAGACATTTTTTACACTCACCTATATAAGTTATTGTTTTTGATAATTTACACCTTAAATCGCCTTTTAAAGTCTTGCTTAAATATTTACAATACATTCTAATCTTCTACCTTATATTTTATATTTAAAACTTCATATCCAGATTTATAACTTGCCCAATTTATCAATTCTTTTAATTGTTCTAAATTTTCAATTAATACTATTCCTCCACCATCATCGTCAACTTGTTCTATTTCTAAATATCTTTTCATTTATTCCTCCTATTAATAATCTTTATTCATGTTCTCCTGTAATATTTTTATTTGTAATTTATAAGTGTTTATTGCCTCTTGACAACTTTTATATAAACATTCTGTAATAATTTCTTGCTCTTTTGCATTTGCAACTTGTTCGGTTCCTCTTGCTATATCATAAGCAATAGTTACTGGCATACCTTCTGCTTTTAACTTTAATAATTCTTGACTTAATAACATTCTATAATTTTTGTATGCCTTTGCATAATCAGTACCTCTTTTTTTATATTCTGCAAGAGCCATAGTTAAATAAGTATTTAGCTCTTGCATTTTTTGTATTTCTTCCATATATTACTCCTTTACTTTTGATTTAAAGTCATTTACTAAATTTGCATAATCTTTTACTTTTATTTCACTTGTTGAAGTATATCCATATTGACTTAATATAAGTTCTACTACTTCATCTGTTATTCCTGCATTTTCTATTGATTTATTTAATGCTTGTACTTTTGTTTTATCTATTACTTTTTCTAGTTCATTATCTTTTTCATCTTCTGGCAAATCTTCTCCTGCATATATATATAATCCTAATCCATGTCTTGCTAATGCTTTTGTTAAACTTCTTTGAATTGTTTTATTTACATCAAAACTTGTCATATTTTCTAATAATATTGATTTGTTTCTATAATCCATTACAGGTAATTCTTCTATATGTTCTAAATTATTTATTGTTACTCCTGTTTTTACATAACTTGTTCTTCCATCTGTAAAATAGTTTACGACATATCCACTTGGTAAAGTGTTTTCATATATTGTATAAGTTGCATCAGGATAAAGTTTTTTGACTTCTCCCCAAGCCCATGCCCATGATAAATATGTTAATCCATTTTTCTTTTCTGTTTTATCATTTACATTTATTGCATTTAATTTGCTAAATATATTATCATTCATTTTCATACCTCCTAAATACTATATTATCTAAATCTATCAAATCCCAATAACACATTATTCATCTTCCTCCTCTTCTTTTTGAGTTACATATATTTTCCATGCTTCTTTTTTTCTTTCATAAAATTCTTCATCTGACATACTCATTCCTATTACTATGTTGTAAACTTCTAGTTCTTCATTTATTAAGTTCCACATTTCTTTTAAATGATTTACTTGTTTTCTTAAATTATCAATTTCAAAATCTTTCATGTCTTCCATTTAATTACTCCTTTCCATATCTTCTAAAGTTTCTATCATACTTCTAATCATAAATTTATCTAACGGTAAGTTATTTTGCCATTCTTTTTTAATGAAGTCTAAATAGTCATGTAATTTACTTAATCTTATTTCATTTAATTTCCTTAATGAAATATCTTCCATAATTAAATCCTCCTTATCCAAAATATCCGTATTGTGCTAAAAAAACTAATTCCTTTTGTTTTTACGATATAAATTAAAACAGCAACCATTATTATATTACCTAATATTATTAAGTTTCTGGCTACTGTTTTCCAATTTATTCTCCATTTTTTCATCATACATTACCTCCCTTTCTCTTAACTATGCACTTATTATATACTACTTTTTACTACTTGTCAATACTTTTTTATAAATTTTTTAAAAATTTTCTTTCTTACTCTTGCAAGGCTTTTAAGTGTTTTATTCAAAAACCATTTGACATTTTTTTAAATTTAATATATAATCACTTTACAATTAAATATCAATTATTGTTAGTTCGGGAACAATAGTAGTTGAGTTTATAATATGTTAATAAAACATTTTATATAAATTAATAGGCATTGCACCCGAACAGCAATGTCTATTTTTTTATACTGTGTATATGGACAGTGAGAGATAAGGACTCACTTTAAAATATATGGGGTTAGAGCTGGGAACAGGGACTCTTTCTGTTGCCTTAAACAGAGAAGAAAGTTTCTTTTAAGGGGATTTTCTTTTCTTTTTTCTTTTTATTTTATTTCTTTTGTGTTGTTTATTTTATTTTTCTTTTTTCATTTTCTGTGTGCTATATTATTTTAATCTATAAAAAGGGAAAAGTCCGCAACAAAAGTTACGAACTTTATCAGTAATGTATTTGATGATATTTTTATTATAGTTTATTTTATTAAATTTGTCAAACTTTTTTAGTATAACTTAACTTAATCCAACCTACTCTTATTTTACCCCATCCGTTTTTTTCATCACGAATAAGCCACTTCTCTCCTTTTTTAATTGTCTTTACTACTTTGTAATTTGTTCCTGTTCCTTCTCTTACATTTAATACATTAGCGGTTACTCTTATGTAATACTTTTTAAATTTTTTATTTTCTGGTTCTTCTATAGCTGGATTTATTATACAACCTCTAAACCTATAAGCACTACCAGCTCCCCATCTTCCATTAGAGTTCTTTCTTGTTACATTATAAAAGGCTCTACCTCCATAAGCACTTTCACTTGTATAAATTTGATTATCGCTATCTATTCTTTCAACTACCGCAACGTGTCCAACTCCATCATTACCACTTAATGAACCTTTTTGCCATACCATTATACCTCCTAATACAGGCTTATTGCTTATCTTTAATCCAATACTTTTAGCTCTTTCTATAAAATTTTCTGCATTGCAATTTAATTGTGGGTATTTCATTTTTCCTATGATTTCATTGAATCTTCCACAAGCATATCCTACACAATTAGAAAGCACATTTGCTTTTGAATCAGTTGGTTTTCCTTTTATACATAAAGAATATCCGCCATTAGCTTTTCTTATATAAAATTTATTATTAGATGGTTTTGTTGTTCTAATCTTCATTCTCAACAACTCCTTCCTCAATTAATTCATCTTGAGAGTCATTGTTTACATTAGTTTGTACTTGTTCGCTATAATAATTAGCTGAGCTTATTCCTAATAGTCCTCCTAAAAAGGCATCTATTGCTGATATAGTTCCTACTATTTCTGTTCCATAAGGCAATCCCCATATTTTAGCTAATGCAAAATACAAAGTTCCTAATCCTGGTAAAAGATATTGAGCTATCCATTTTAAAATATCATACATTCTATTACTCATATTCTACCTCCTTATACTAATTTCAATATTCCTTTTTCTATAAGTTTGTTCCATTTTGTATCTACATAACTGTTTCCACCTAATCTATTGTATTCTTCTTTTGCTTCAAATGCGTATTGTATTTCTTCATCACTAAATTGTTCTCCTTTTTCACATTTACGCATAAAATCTACTAAAAATCTTTTGTTAGAATTTAGTTTTGTATCTTCTATCTTCTTAGCAAGTCTACTCTCCATAGCTAATAATTTATCATTTATTTCTTTTTCTCTAGCTTCATTGGATTTTATTTTCTTATTTGTATTGTTTGATATTGTTGATTGTATAATTATTCCTATAACTCCAATGACAGCAACTATTATTTCTGTCATTTTTATTTTTCCTTTCTAACTTAAATTATTTATAACAGTTTCTAAATCTCTAACATAAACTACATCTACATTAGCAGGTGTTTCATCTTCACTTGATATATGTGTTACTGGTTTGTATGTTTTTAGATTTTTTATTTGTTCCCATGCTGTTTGTTGTTCTTCTGTGTATGAATCTATTACTTCTTCTGCTAGTGGATATTGAACTATAATTGGTTTATTAGCATCATATAGAGATTTAAACCAATCAATATAATCTGTTAAAGTAATACAATTTTTGTTTCTAATACATATTCCTTTTGTTGTATTTGTTCTTGTAGAAATTCCATAGTCAACATTTCCACCTTGTATATTGTTCTGTGTTGTCTTTTTCAATTGATTACAATATATATTTCCTATTTCAGATGTAGTAACTCCTGCAACATCATTTTTAACAATTCTTGCACATTTATCTGTATTAAATATTTCCCAACCACTTTCATTTCCTGTAATTACATATTCTCCCATCTTATGATGTACCCCATCATCTGCCAAGTAATCTCCTTCCATTAGCTTTTGTCCCTCAGCTAGTGGAAATGATATCGGTTCTGCGAATTGATTGTTTGATGTATGAGTAAAGTCGTAAATCGAAATTCTAATATATTCACAATTACTATTTAAGTCTGATATTGGCAAATTAAAGTTTGTATATTCTGGGATACTATACGTTGTTCCAGTTATCCAATTTCTATTCTTGTCATATTGACAAACAGTTACATTATTGGTTACATTGTATCTATAAGTATTAGTAAGAATATAATCATTGGAACTAGAAACATTTATAAAGTCCGTAATTATTGCCCCTTCGCGATTAACTTCATTCCCTGATTCAAATAACCATTTATCAATAGTCAAAGCGCTTTCATCAAAAAAGTCTTTTTTTCGTATTCTTTCATTAATTGTTCCATTATCTCCTGTGTTCTTTATCTCAAATGGATAACTAGGTGATGGTGCTGCTTCTCCTCCTGTATATGGTTCGTAGGTGTCATCTGTTATAGTTGAACTTCTTAGCATTAAATTTGAATATCCACAAGTAATACCGCTTGATGAAGCATAATCGCTTGAAGCATACAAACCAATTGAAGTAATATCTGTACTACTAGTAAAAGTGACTGACTTACTTGTGGATGTAAAGCCTCCTTTTATTTGGTCATTTACTGAAATTGCACTAGTATTAGCAGTAGTATTCCTTCCCTCATTTGTTATAATATAAGTACCTGCAGGTAATGACACTTCAATTCTTTTAAATCTTGTAAAACTAATTGTACTTTCAACAGGTAACAAATTCTTCCCTGTTGTACTTTCCTGTGTAGTTCTACCTACTAAGCCTATGCTTCTTACTTTTGCATCTGCACTATCGTTTATATCTATACTTGTTCCTTCTGCTTCTCCTGTTAGTTGATTTGCTTCTAGCTCTGATACTTGTTCTTCTAATTCTGATACTTGAGTTTCTAGGGTTTCTACTTGTCCTTGTAATGTTTCTATATCTGTTTCTGCTGTGTCTACTCTTAATTCTAAAGCATCAAAATCTGTTTGACTTACTAATCCATCTATTATATCACTTAACGGTATTCTTCTTACTGTTCCATTTTGTAAGGTTATTACTAACTCTTTTGTTGTATTGTCATATTCGATATTTAATACCATACTCTCTAACGGTAAATCTATCGTTGTACTTGTACTTATTAAATTATTATTCTTATCATATAGTTTAGCAGTTAATTCGTATGTACTTGAATTTATTTCTAAATCAATTTTAGAACCTGTTTGTGTTGTTAATGTGTAATTTATTAAATTATTTACAGAATTGTCTATAAATCCACTATCGTTTTGAAGTTCACTTGTTTTTGTCGGTATTAATCTTTCTACTCTTTCAATTTCATTAGCATTATTTTGTATGTTTGTATTTTGAGTTGTTTGTTCTGCTTTAATATTGGAAATATCTTGGGTGTTTACTTCTATTTGTTGTATATCTACTTCAATTTGTGCTAATTGTGCTAAAATTTGTTCTTTATCTGTTGCCGTTAATGGCTCACTATTTTCTATATTATCATCTGAAATATATGAGCCTGTTTGTATATATAGTTGAATAGGACTTGGAGAAAATCTTTCTATTAAATTTTCGCCGTCTACCTCAAATGCATAAACACCTAAAGTAAAACATCCTTGATTTACTAATACCTCTGGAGGTATAGAACATTTATCGTCTTGAAGAATCATTTTATAAGACTTATCATTAGCTGTAAATAAAGCCACTTTTGCTAAATTACCTTCATATTCATTTGAAAAAACAAATTGGATACTATGTATGTTATATTCATTTTCGTTTAGTTCATCATTTTGTATTAAGGTTAAATTATTTACATTTACTTGTATTTGCATTATATTCTCCTTTCTATTGGTTTGTTATATATATTAGTGTTCCATAATAAACATTTGTTGAAGCACTATTTATACTGTAATGAGCTACTAATTCCCCTGATTGGTTCACTGCTAATCGCATCGGATTACCCATATCAAAATTCATCAATGATGTTACAATATAATCTGTTGATGCTGGTAATCCTGTTGCTAAAACGACATTATGACTTAATGCACTTCTTACTTGAACATCAGAAAACATAACAAAAACAATGTTTCCAATTCTAGCATATCTTATATCCCCTGTTATATAAGATGTCAATGCTGGTGTAGACCAAGTTGTTGGCAATAAGTTTTTTAAAAAATTTTCCTTTGAAATTCGTTTTGTTTCTCCATCTTGAACTATTGGCAATACATCACTATTATTAGCTGACATTGCTTCAGCTAATTCACTTATCTTTACTCCCATTTTTTCTCCTTTCTACTCTACTTTTATAGTCTGAGTTATTGTGTTTGTGCCTGTTAAGTTTGTCCTAAATGTTGCATATACTGTACTTTCATCATTGCTTAAATATTCTATTTTTGTTACATTACCTGATACTTCAAAGTTGAATGTAACACTATTTCCCGTTACGGTTGGAATGTTTAAATTTATTATTTCTGTACTTGAATCTTTGTAAGTTATTCTTGCTTTTGTCAATCTTAAATCATAATTATCAAAAGTTTTCCATAATCCATTTGCTACTTTATTTGAACCTATTTGATTTAAAGTATTTAATCCATTTGTATTGTCTATTACGTTTAAGTTATATATAAAATTAAAATATAAACTTTCAAATTTGTTCTTTTCAAAATTTTCTATCTTACTATTTAATAAGTAATTGGTTTTTCCATATACACTAGCTTTTTCTATATTTCCATCATTTAATAAATAGTTAGGTAGTATAAAAGTACTTGTTATTTGATTCCCAAAATAAAACCTTGCTGTTGCATCTCTACTAAATATTAAACTTGTATTATCATTGCTATTCGAATACAGGTTCATATAATAAGGTAAACAAAAATCATAGTCAAAATATGGTTCGCTTGTTACATTAGGACTACATATATTCTTTATTGATACTATGCTTTCATTTGAACTACTATCAACAGAAATCCCTATGATAGTCTGCATATTATAATTATTAAGTATTTGACATTCTTCTAAAATTCCATTTAAAGTACCTACATAATATTCTATTAATTCATTATCTTTTTTGAAATATAAATACAAATTATTTTGATAATTTACACTTACAAAATCATTATTCACATAGACATATATGTCCAAATTTTGATAAAATCTCCTTGTAGTTGAATATCTTGTTACATTTCCATTTAAGTCTATTTCACTTAATTGTATACGGTTACTTATTAGCTCTGGAATTACACAAGAAAACGGAGTTAATACGATGGAAGGTATTGTGCCTTCACTTGTAACTGGAACATTTACTATAGTATTCAAGCTTATGTCTTCTGTCAATTCGTCATTTACATTAAAAATAGCTTTAGCATATTCTATTTCATTTTTCCAAAGTTTCGTTAAAATAACTTTTTCTCCTATAATATTTAATTCTGACTTAAAAACTCCTTGTGTAGTATCTATAACATTCACAATACTTGCTTTATTTCCATCTAAAACACTTATTTGAAACTTAATAATTTTCTCTCCTGTGTATATGAAATACACTCCTGAATTTTCTACTTTAGCAACATTGTAAAAATACCATATGCTGTCTGTTAATCCCATAGAATAAGGTGTATAATATTTGTTTATTTTTAAATGTCCTTCTTGGATAAAATTATTAAATATAATAAATAGTGGAGCTGAAAGTGAAGCTTCGTAGGTTGTATTGGCTACTGCATAAAATCTTCCATCTTCTCCTTGTTTTAAATCTACTAAAGATATTGGAATATTGTTTACTTTTATATCATTAAAACTATACAAAGGGTTTCCACTTATCAAAGTATTTGTTGTGTATACTTCTATTCCTCTATAAGCATTATCCAGTGGCATTCCCCCGTATTTAATAAAGTAATTATTATCTCGTGTTACCATAGTTTTATAAGTGGACATATTTTTAGAGCTAAATTTTTTAACATCTACATTTATAGGTTGTATTGTTGGACTTTCTGCCGATACTTCGTTTACAAAACTATTTAATATTTTTTGTTGTACTAACGTTTCCATTATGCACCTCCAATCACAGGTTCATCAAATATTATATTTATTGCTTCTGTATTTTCTATGTACTTATTGATAAACTGTCCTTCTTGTATATTTCCTATTGTCTTGGCTCTTTGATTATCAAAATAATTTATTAAATTTTCAAAATTGTAATTATTGTCTAACTCATAAGTGAAAAATACTTGTAAACTATCATCGGCATTATTTTGATACATTTGTGTTGTTTTTTTCTTTACTGCATAAGTTCCCACTAAATCAATTAATCCATCTATGTTGTTATTATCAAAATACACAATTTCTCCAATTTTCCATAAATCTTTATTAATTGTTTTTACTTGTAAAGTTATTTCAGGTTTACCTTTAAATTGTATATAAGTTTGTCCTATTGCGTTTAACTCTTCTGCTGTTGTTGCATCTTGTCTTTGTTCATATCTTGATATTATTCCTGTATTATTTAATTGATTTCCTATTCTATCTATTTCACTTGTATTCAATACTGTAACTCTTCCAGGTATCATAGGATCATATTGTATATATAATCTTTGCGTAGGCAATGCATCTATGTTAAGTTCTATTTCATTACTTCCAACCGTATAATACAAATCTGCAGTTATTCCATTTTGTTTATCTACATTACTTGCTATGCTTATTTCATTACCATCTAAGGTTGCATTATATACCGCTCCTACATTATTACTTAATTGATATTTATTGTCACTAGAATTAGTATAAAACTCTTCTGTATTTATAGTTTGAGCAATTATATTACTTGATGTTATAACTTGCTTATTTCGGTAATTATTTGTGTTAAAACTATATGTAATGTCAACTATTGAATTGTCATTAAAATAATTGTTATCATATACTAAATCCATTCCTTGAGGTAATGAATTAATATCGTAAAAGTCTATTGCAAAAGTTGTATCGTTTACATATCTTGCCTTCCATATTGAATTAGTTATTTGTGAGATATATTGTAATACATCAAACAATGTCTTTTGGTCGCAACTATAATTTCCTACTGTTTGATTTAGTTTATCTCCTAAGTTAAGATTTCCTACTACAAAGTTATAACCTGAATATTCTCCTACTACTTGATTTATAAAATCTCCTACTGTTGTTTCTGTTATTACAAAATTAAATAAATCTCCTTCATTTAAGAAAGTTTTAAAATCTAATACTTGTAATGTTGCATAATGTGGATTAAATGGTCTTAAATCTATCGATTGACTTCTTTTAATAACCCCAATAAATGTAGTTACTAAACTATTCTCTGCAATTATTTCTTCTCCCACTTCTGTAAGTATATCTTCTCCATTTTCTGTTGTTAAGTTGTAATCTGAATAATCATAGACTAATTTAAATAGCGAATAATCTTTTGGTGTATAAAATTGTGTATAATCTTTTGTTTGCTCCCAAGATAAAGGGTAGCAATTATTTAAAACTAAAGTATTTGTATTAGTTAATTCTTCAACTATTGTTAATTGATTACTGCATACAACTTCTTCTCCTGCTATAAACATTCGTATATGTTTTTGCTTAGGTTGTAAATTCATTTGCTCCCCCTTTCTTAGTAACTCATTCCATAATTGTAATCGTTTTTAGCACCATTGCTATATGTCTTTATATTGTTTACTAGATTTCCTAATAAATTTGTTTCCATATTATTTATTACTTGTACATTTACATTTGAACTTGATGACATTGTTCTATTTAATGTAGGACTTAATTCAAACATATCTCCTAGTCCTACTGTTGCCATTGCTTTATTCATTTGTTTTGATACTGAACTCATTTCATCTGTAAATCCTTCTCCTATACCTTGAGCCATAAATACACCTACTTGGTCTCTAAATAAAGTTGATGGTGAATGTATTCCAAAGAAAGATTTGAACTTGTTAAGTACTTGGTCTTTAAATCCTTTTATCTTTTGGAATAACCAATCTGCTGTATTTCCTATACCATTCCATATTCCTTTAACTATGTTTTTTCCTATATTAACCATATTATTTGGTAGGTTAAGAAATCCGTTCTTAATTTTTTCTACTGTTGCCTTTGCACCCTCTTTTCCTTTATTTGCTAGATTAGTGCAGAACTGTGCAAATTTGCCAAGTGCGTTTGTTAATAAGCTCCATAGTTTTCCAGGTAATTGTCCAAAAAATGTTGTTATACTTTTTATTGCTTGAGGTATTTTTTGAGTAGCAAGATTTTTCATATTACTTCCAAATTCACTTAATTTTGTTTTTATAGAGTTTACTTTGTTTCCTATATGAGTTCCCATATTAGAAAAGAATCCTTTTACTGCATTTACTCCATTACTTATTCCTGTTTTTATATTATTAAATGCACTTAATAGTCCAGCTTTTACTTTGTCCCAATTTTTAACTAATAAAACTCCTATTGTTATTAGAGTTCCTATTGCTAATATTACTAAAGTTATAGGACTTGTCAAAAATCCTAATACTGCACTAAATGCCGTTGTTGCCATTGTTGCAATTCCCATTATTCCATTATATATCCCTAGTGCAATTGTTGCTGCATTTTGAACTATTGTATAAGCAACTATTGCTGCGGTTAATGTACCTACTACTCCTGCTATAATAGTTAACAAAGTTTGATGTTCTTTTATCCAATTTGATACTGGTTGTAAAGCTTCGGCTATTAATCCTTTTATTTCATCCCATATTGCTTTTATAGCTTCCTTTGCTATTCTTGATACATTTTGTATTACAGGTTTTAATGATTCAATTACTTCTTTCGTTCCTCCTATTCCTGATAATAAATTATTCCAACTTGCTTTTAACGATGGTATACTTCCAAGCATTGTGCTTCCTGCTTCTTTTGCTGTAGTACCTGTTATCTTTAATCTTTGTTGTGTTTTATTTATTGCAAGTATAATTTGGTCAAAGCTTGCTTTTTGGTCAAAGTTTTTAAGTGTTAAATCTTTTGAAGATTCTCCTAATACACCACTTTCTTTAACAAGTTTAACCATTTCTGATTTAGTTCCACCATAGCCTAATTTAAGGTTGTCTAACCATTTTATACCCTTACTTTCGTAATACTTTAACACTTATTTAAAAGTGGGATTAGACTATATCATTATCTCAAATTTCCAATCTTTTTTATTTCCTTTTTTATAATATCTACCATAATCAATTTGACTTTTACTACATTTAAAATATTCTGCAGTTTCTTTTCGTGAACCAAATTGTTTGACTTCTCCATTTTTATTAATTGCAATTATCTTTTTTTGCTTATTTTTTATTCTTTCTTCATATCCATAAGCATAACAATTTTCACTTACTGATACCCATCTAATGTTTTCAAGTCTATTATCATCTTTTTTTCCGTTTATGTGGTCTACTTGAATTTTATCTTTTTCTTTTTCTAAAAAAGTAATTGCCATTAATCTATGTATGTATTTAGGAACTTGTTTTCTACCAAGCTGTATTTGTAAATAACCATTTTGTTTTTTATATGGTTTTAATATTCTTCCTGTTTTATCATTTCTAACATTTCCTAAATTACTTATTGAATAATTTTCATATCCTATGATTTTTTTAAAGTATTCCATTTTTATCACCAATATTATTATATCATAGAAACAAAATTATTGCAAGTTAGATTTGAGATAGTATGCACTTCCAATATCGTACCAATAGATATTGTACTCGGTGACGAACCGATAGTCGTTTGACCTTCCCTTTTGGGCTTGGCACTGGATAACCATACCTTTATGGCTTTAGGTTTCCCCAGTTAGCAAGATTATCTCAATAAATCATTTCCTATTTATATTTTAATCTCACACCTTTGGTAAAGTTCACATACACTGATTACATAATCACTTATGCAACCGACATTAAGTTTATCGTATAATTCTGTTTTGCAAAGCCTTGATAAGCTGTTTGTATGCTTTCCATTGAAGTACCAAAAGTATTAGAGTTATCAGCCATATCTTTAATTGCAGTATCTGCTATTTTTGCTGCTTTTGCGGTATCTCCATTTAGTCCTTTAATTAATGAAGCACTAAAAGAAGTAGTCTGCTCCATATATTGATTAGCACTTATTCCAGCTGTTTTATAGGCTTTTTGTGAATTTTTAACAACTTCATTAGAGCTTTTACCAAATAACTTATTTATTCCTCCTAATGATTGTTCTATTTTTCCTCTTTCTTTTACACTTGAAGTAACCATTCCTGTAAACATTCCTCCAAGAGCTACTCCTCCTGTTAAAGCAACTTTTCCTATTGTTTTACTTAAACCTTTTAATGTACTGGTCACTTTAGAAGTTGTTTTTTGTAATTCTTTATCATCTCCTTTAAAATTAAAGATGACATCTCCACCATTAGCCATTATGTCTCCCCCCTTTACTAAAAAAAGAGGACTTTTCCTGTCCTCCTCTTATTCTTATTTATGCAGCTGTGGCAGGTCCATTTAATTTAAATTCAACACTAAATTCTGATGCGTCTTCTGCTGCTCCTCCTAAATCTGATACTGTCATATTAGCTGTTGCTGTATATGTTGTGTACTCTAATGTGTCGTTACTGATTCCTGATAATAATTCAAATTGAATCATTACATTACTAAATTGAGATACTGCACCACTTGCTATTAATGTATGTACTTTGCTTAATATTCCTTGTACTCCTGCACTTTGTATGTCTAGTTTTACTGTTGCTGTAAATCCTACATCAGCTCCTGTTGTTATGTATCTTTTTAATGCATCACAGAATACATAAAAGTCTTGAGTTTCTAAATCTGTTACTATTCCAATTTCACTTGATACACATAAATTAGAGTAAACTGGTGCTGCTGTTGTTCCTGTATTTATAGCAAGTTCTTTTATAACTTGTCTGTTATTTACAAAATAATTAGGCATTTTTATCTCCTTCCTTAATTTATTTTATTTATTATTGTTTTTAGAGTTAGAGTATATCCAACTCTTTGAATGTCTTGATATGCTATTGTTTGTGCATTACTAAATTGCATAAACATTATTTGATATTTATCCCCATTATAATTGGTTATTATGTTTTCTCCTATTAATTGATTTAATTCTACTGCTATTTGTTTTTCTTCTCTTATACTTTGTCCAAAAATTTGTATCATAAAATAATCATTGATATTTCCACAAAACAAAACTTCTTTTTCACCTTGTTGCATTTGTACTACTACTACATTTATATCTTTATCATCTAATGAATACTCACTCTTTATCTTAAAGTCCTCGATTCCAAAACTGCTAGCATTTTGTTTTAAATAATTAATAAGTACTAAATTTTTATCTATCATATTTTATACCTCGCTACCACATTATCTAATACAGATTTGCCTTGTGATTTCCAAAATGTTTCAAACCATTGTGCTTTTGACAAAGGATTAGTCCAATTTACAGATTGTGGAAATGCATATACATAACCTGCATAGTTAGTAAAGTTTCCAATAGAATAATCTCCATTAGCTCCTCTTACTCCATTACTAAACATTGTCATTTCCATTTTACCTGTTTTATATGGTGTAATCTTCGCTGACCCTACTCTATCTAAAGTTTGTCTTGCAACTGCAAAAGTAATTTTGTCAGGCATATTCTTCAGTTCTTGAATAGTTTTATCATTAATCTTAACAACAATACTGCTCATTTTACTGCTACCTCTATGCTTTCAATTTTATTAAATACCCAATTGTCAATTACCTTTAAAACAGAATATTGTCTATTGTTAAATGTAATCATATCTCCTTCTCTTATGTCGATAGAATGTCGAATGATAAAATATCCTGTTGCTTCTGGGACAGTATATATACCATATCGAATTGCTTGGTCGACATTGTAAGGGATTACATCTAAGCTTATTGTTTCTTCTACATCTTCATCATCATATACATAATCTGTATTTCGATTTTTTCTTATTAATTGAGCTTTTTTAGGATTAAATAAATACATTATTCTCCTCCAAATTCTATGCCTAAAGACATATTATAATTGATTGGATTTCCTCTATACATATATCCTGCATTTGCTAACATTGTTAAAGCTAATGTAGAATATTCTGTAATAAGTTCTGAATCCATAGCTCCTGCTTTTAATTTGTGTGTGTCTAAGTGTGGTATTTCATACATAATTAAAAATCTAGCTTGTTCCATACACGCGTTTTTTATTGTCTTTGGAACTGTTTCATCTGTCCAATTATAATCTCTAAAGCAAGGAGATACCTGTGCAAATATCATCTCTGAAGCTTCATTAATTGTTACCTCATCTATGCTTTCTATACTATTAGAATATTTTTCTAAAAATTCTTGTTCTGTAAATAGTTCCATTGTATCTCCTTTCTATGATTAAGCTGCTACTAATTTAATCATTGCTTCTGGTCTTACTACTGCAGCACCGAATAATACGTTTCCTTCTACTACGTAGTATCCTGGGAATCCTGGATAATTTCCGTTGTAAGCAACCATATCTGAGAAGAATGTATCTCCTACTACTGCTACTGGAGAACCAAAGTATCCTATTTCATTGTTTGTTAAAACATTTGCATTAATTGCAAACATATCAATTCCATAAGCATTAGCTACTTCTCCTCTATCTACTCCTTCTACTCCTGCTAATGTTTCGAATTTTAAGATAGATGTTAAAGCTGATACTAGATTTCCATATTGAACTGCAGTTAGTCCTAATCTGTATGTATCATATACGTTGTTATTAAATAATGTTGCTTTTAAAGTATTTAATAAATCAATGTATGCTTCTTTGTTTGCTGGAGCCCATACTTGAGATTGTGTAACACCATCAAATAGTTTATCAAATCCATATATGTCAATCTTATTTGCTATTGTTGCATCATTTAATCTTATTTGTTCATCAATAGCTCCTGCTATGTTTGAACCTACAACTAATACTGGAATACGGAATGAATAATCCATTGCTAATTCTGTTAAGTCAACTATAACATTTCCATAAGTTGCTAATGCTGGAGATACAGCTGCTGCCATTTCTGGATTTTCTCTTTCATTTACAGTTGTTGCTACTTGTTTAATTATTTCAATTCTTGGTGCTCCTGCTTGTCTAACTTCTCCTATGTATGCTTCATTTAAGAAATTATAGAATGTACTTCTATAAAGTAAGTTTGCGTATGTTCTTTTCATTACGCTTTGTAAATCTAAATTAATTTGTGTAAAATTTGCCATTTTTAAATCCTCCTATTTTTTCATTAAATCTTGAATTGATGTGTTCCTTGTTATTACTACATCATTCTTTTTCGTTTGATTTCCGCTTCCAAAATTCTTTTCATCAGGTGCTTTTGTATTAGAATTATCAAAGAAACTTTTACCGTATCTATCCTTAATTTTTTGGATTGCTTCGGTGTCATCTTGCACATCTGCATAGAGACTTGTCCTTAATTTTGATACTTCTTCTACATCTGCAGAATTGAATCCGTTTTCTAAAGCTATTCCTCTTAAATGCTCTGCACTTAATTGTTTACCTTGTTCTGTGTATCTTGCATTTAAATCATTATAGCTATTTTCTAAAACAGTATATTTTGATTCAGCTAAACTTGCTCTTTCTTCAAGTTGCTTTCTTAAATCTTTTACCTCTGTTTCATAAGTAGCTTTTGCATTAGCTTTAGCCTCACTTTCTTCAATGTACCCTTTGCGTAAGTCTTTTGTTAGCTTTTCAATATCTACATCATCATTTGATAATGTGATATCTTTGTTTGTTAGATATTTTGAAATATCCATTTTATACCTCCTTTTAATAGAGATATTACAAGTTCTAAGTTGTGCCTTTTTAACGGTGTGCCACTTAACTAACCGTAGAAGCCTAATATTTATAAAAACGTTTTCGTATGGTTTCCATCTGTCCTTTTATTCCTCTAAGTTCTTCATACATACGACTAAGTTCTTTTCTTCTTTTATCTGCCATTTCTTCATTGCCTATTTCTTGAAATGCTATCTTTTCAGTTCTTCGTTTATTGATTTGTCTTTGTAATGACTTTGCTTTTTGGTCTAGTCTATAATCTTCCTCTGTTGTTTTGTTTTGCCTTTCTAATTGTGATTTATCCCAATAAATACTTAATGTACATTTACAATTAGGATGTAATATTTCTTTTGCTCCATCTTCTACTGCTATTCCTACAATGTCCTCTAATTCTTGTCTTGTATAAATTTTGCCTTGATGTTCTAAACAATGAGGACAAGCAAACGGATGTGTATTTATTATGAACTTATCATTTTCTAATAAAATGCTATCTTTGTATGATTGATTCCAGGCTGTTCTTGTTAAGTTTACGTTGTAAAGCATAGAATTGTATGTTGCTAAATTTTGCATACTCCATACAAAGCCATTATGAAAGTATGGTATATATTGTTCTACTCTTCGTGTATAATTTCTTATCTTTGTTGTTAGAAATTGTGTTTTATCTTTCTGTGTTTTAATATCTGCTAAATCTTCAATGTACTTATTTAAAACTCTTTGTGCATAATCTAATTCACTTCGCTTAAAATCTTCTATGGGATTTATTTCTAATAAGTTAGGAATAATATCTCTTATTGCTTCAAGTGTTTTTATTTTGTCTTTTTTCTTTATTAGTTGTTTTATTTCCTCAATAGCTTTAATCATATAAGTATGGTCTATTGTGTATTCTTCTGTTAGGTAGTCAAGCATTTCTTGAGGACTTTTTTCCTCTAATAAATTTCTAAAGTAAGTTAGCTCTGTTTTATTTAATTTCTTGTCGTACTTTTGAACTGTTAATAATACTTCTTTATCAATTCGATTTTTAACACTCATTAAATTTCTCCATATTCAATCTTTAAGCTTTCAGTTTCTTTTGCGTTTCCTTCTTTTAGTTTTTGAGCTAACTCATCTGCTCCTTCTGTATCTTGTAACATTCTTTGAATTATAGGTGCTATTATTTGAGCTTTCTGTTCGTAAGGTACTTGTGCAACTCCTTGTATTTGTCTTAATACCTTTATTTTTTTCATATCATCAAATCTTTCATTTGAGCCATAATCCCAAGCTAAGCTATTTTCTGTTAAAGGTATTATGTTCTCATTGATATCTTGTGTTTGTTGCATTTTTACTATGTTTATTAGTAAGTTGTTTATTTGTGGTTCTATTTGTGTCTTAATAGCTTCTATTGTCATTTCACTAGCATTAGCACTAAGTACTACATTAGCTTCATTCATATAACTATCTTTTTCATAACCGAATGTTGCTGGACTTAATCCTGCCATTTGTATTATTTGATAATCATAAAACTTGAATGACTCTATGTATTCTTTTACT